GGTAACAAGGCATTATAAGAAACATATAAACTAACAGCTCAAGCGGTTGAAAAGCTAAAAGAAGAACAAAAGAAGGCCTCCGAAGAAGCTGCCAAAAAACTTAAAATAGAACTAGACAACTTATCTAAACTAGAAAAACTAGAAATAGAAAGAGCAAAAATAGCAGGGGCAACGGAAGGGCAAATAATAACAATACAGGATAATTTTAACATAAAAAGACAAGATCTTTATAAGAAATTTGGCAAACAAAGGGAGATAGATTACCAGTTTTTACTCACAAAAGAGCAAGAATTAGAGCAAGATTACACAAAATTCCTAGAAAAAGAAGAAGAACAAAGAGCTGCTGTAAGGAAAGAAGCAAGAGACCAAATCCTTAAAAACATAGACAAAGAGGTTTCTGTATCAAAACAAAAAATTAGTAATGCTTCTTTAGAAGAAATAGAAGAAGAAAGAAAAAAACTAATTGGCAAGCAAATAACGCTAGAGCAATACTACCAAAGAGTAGAAGAGATCTCAGACAACAGTAAGAGGAAACAACTTCAAGCTGATATAGATGCGGATAAAAAGAAATTAGAAGTTACAAAGCTAGAGAAAGAACAAATAGATGAAATAAACCAGGACATTGTAAATAAGCAAAAAGAACTTAACGACCTGGATTTCAGCAATTACGAAAGTTTACAGAAAAAAAAGACAAAAACTTTAGAGGAACAAGAGGAAAAGAGAAGGGATATTGCACAACGAACATTAGAACTAACTACAGAGATAGTTAATGGTGCAGCTGATATACGGGTTCAGAGGATAAATGAAGAGATAGAGAAAAACAGGGAGATAGCAGATGAAAACATTCGTCTTGCTGGAAACAATGAAGCAAAAAAAGCAGAAATAGAAAAGGCAGCTGAGTTAAGAGAGAGAGAGTTAAGGAGGCGGCAAGCAAACACAGAGAAACAACAAGCTTTGTTTTCTATTGGTGTAGCTACAGCTCAAAACGTTGTGAAGGCTTATGGTACACCTCCTGTTCCTAACTTTGTAGCAGCGGGACTTGCAGCAGCGCTAGGGGTTGCACAAGCAGCAATAGTTTTAGCGAAGGCACCAAAGTTTGCGAAAGGGACAACCAGGGTTACGGGGGGAGAGAAAGGTAAGGATTCTGTTGTAGCTATGCTCATGCCGGATGAAGCTGTTGTGCCGGCAGATATTGCACAGCATCCGGCTGTATCTCCACTTCTTGGGGGGCTAATAAACAGGACAATGAGGCCTCAAGATTTAGCAAGTTTGAATCATAAGCAAATAGGTGTACATAGAGGAGGTGTACATAGAGGAGTAAGTGAAAAACACATAAATAAGCTAATCAATAAAGTTAGCAACTTGAAACAAGTACATGTAACTGTAGATAGAGGGGGCGTTGGAGTTGAGACAACGCATGCCGGCACTAGGACAAAGATTCTAAACAAATACTTTGTAGATTAGATGAAATGTTTTAACTTTCTAAAGGAAGTAGAAAACGACTATATGCTAACTAAGTCACGATAAATTTTAAAGGATAAAACGAGATACTATGTTGATAGGCTGCATAACAGACGGGAAGAGGCCTCACGAGTACGAAGAAGAGCTTTCGGAATACAAGCTGCTAATAAGTCTTTTTGAGAACATGGATTCCATGAAGCACGATCTTTTATGAAAAAACTTTTGTGTTATATAGGAATCCACTTCTTTGAGATTTATAAAATCTATATAGGATCTGCCTCAAAGCCATTGGCTGAATTTAGGCGAAAATGTAAATGTTGTGGTAAAGAGCAGCGGTTAGCATACCCTGAAAAATACCACCCGCGCAAATTTGTGTGGCTAGACTTAGACAAAAAATCATGGAACATAGGATGACGCTGGGCATGTAAAGAAAACAGCACTTTCCTTTACATGTTAAGGTTGATATATAAAGATTTTGTCCGTTTTCTTATCATGTTCCGGATGCTATGAAACTAAGAAACAGCCATGAAAACTCAAAAGAAAAATTTAAAACAAAAGCCTTTAGCTGAAGTATTTAAAGATTCCATTGAAGTTAAGGCTTATATTAAGACAAAGATTAAGGCTAATGAACCAATCGAAGAGAAAAAGTTAAAAGGCTTTAAATTTGTCAATCCATTATAAATTCTCCCCTTTTAGAGATAGATAATTGTCCGGGCAGATTATGAAAAATAAAGTAGCGGTTCTACCAACACTTCTCTTTTTTGTGCTAAAAATACTGGGAGTAGTAAGTTGGAGTTGGTGGCAAATAATTGATTATATTGTAATCAGCAACTTAATTACATTATCTGTTCTTTTTATTATTTTTAAATTCAAAAGGATATAGTATAAAAAAAGTGTGCAGCTCCCCGCTAGAACTGCACACTAGAAATTAGCAATTAATTATGAGATAGTAAAAATAGGAAACTAAACTATTTAAACAAAATGCTATCTTATAAATTTTATTTGCGGAATAACGACACAGCAACAGGCTGGGTTGAAATAGAAGAGCCGATAGGCTGGGATGGCTTAGAGATTGTATATACAAGGTCAGCGGCAAACGAAGGGCTTGAAGGTGTTTATTCGGCAGAGTTAGAGTTTTATAACAACGCAAAAAATATTCTCACAGAAGCTTACAATAGCACCCTGTTTGATTCTAATGTAGATTTAAAGGTAGAGTTTTATTGTGACTCTGTATTATCTGAAACTATAGAGGGGTATTTGAATTTTTTAACATACAAAGCAGAAGGTAACACGGTAGCTTTACAGTTTGAAGAAAGTTCTTTTTCTAGGAAGTTTAAAAACAGGCTTGACACTGTAATTAACTTAGATAACCCTAAAAGTATTGATGGCAATGACCTTACCTCAATTTCAAGGAAGCAAATTAGGCTACACAGTAAAGAGATATTACTAAAAAATGAATCCGAATACTCAGAGCAATACGACCCTAATACTTTTGAGTACAACAGTAACTTTACGGGCATAGGACCTCCATACGCTTTTGGTACAAGTGAAACACATACAATACCATCAGGGCTTAGCGATTGTGATACCAGGTCTTCAACCTTTTTTTTCCAACTCGGAACCGACAAAGAAATAATTTCAGATACAACTTTATTAGAATCGTATGCTATACCTACAGCAATAACACAAGGGCAAAACCCGCTTGGTAAGCTAAAAGTAGGAGGGGTTGTTACTGTCGAGTTCGATATAACGGCAGCAATGTACATTTTTGGTAAGACAGGTATAGTTGGAGGTGCTAACTCTAAGATTTGCAACTGTGGTGATGTTTATGCAGAGGACGACTATCAAATAGACCAATGGGATTTTTATTTTGAAGTAATTGTTGGAGCGGGTAGCAATGCTATAAACCTGTCATCTGGTTCAAGGGACACGTGTGGAGATGCTTATTTTGCCGATTTGCAAGGGAAGAACGAATTGTATATGGCAACTGTTGGTTATACAGGCATGTTGCAGACAATAATTTCACGGCCTTTTACGGCTGGGGAGCAATTGCTTTGGGATAGAAAGGTTAGATACAGAAATATATCTGGTGCTTTATCTTTTAACGCAAATGCCGGTGATGAAATTTACATTAGAATAGTAGGTATAACACAAGCAGATTATGAGCGAAGATTACAGCAAAGCAAAGTTGCTCATATCTGTGAGGGGTACGTAACAGAAGGGAGTAGCATAAAAATAAGCAGCTCTACAAAGGCCAATCCTTCTACAACAGAGGGCTATTTAGTGTATGAGTGTTTTAATAGAATAACAGAAAGTATAACAGGAGAAATAGACTCGTTTCGTAGCGACTACTTTGGTCGTACGGATAGTTTGCCACATTCGTATGCCTCGGATGGATGTGAGGCATGGAACTTACATACAAAAGGTAAGATATTAAGGAATCTCTCAGGGCAAACAATATCAATGAGCTTTTCTGATTTGTTTAATGACTGGAACGTAAAAAGGTGTCTAGGCTATAGAATAGAAAGAGTAGGAGGTAAAAACTACGTAAGGGTTGAGCCAATAGAATATTTTTTCAACAAAGATACAGTTGTTGAGTTTTCGGATGTTGAAAGCATAAGAACAGAGCCGGCTATACAAAGACTATATAATGGCCTTGAAATTGGATATTCACAATGGGAAGTTGAAAGCATAAACGGTATTGACGAGTTTAATACAAAGAGAACGTATGCACTTGCAACAACAAACATAAAAAACAACGCATCTGCAATTACAAATTTTGTGTCAGGAGGTTATGCTATTGAGATGACCAGAAGGTTACAGTACAATATAAATCCAACTACAGACTGGAAATATGATGACTCAATATTTTGCATATCACTAAATAGGATTCCTGTAACAACGGATGTATACACAGGTGTAGTAGCAAACTACGATGTTGGGGAGGTCAGCGAAAGAAACGAGCTATTTACTTTTGTAGGAAATGTTTTTTCTCCGGCAACAAGTTACAATCTAAGGTTTTCTCCGGCTAATTGTGCGGCATACTGGTATAAAAAAATTGCAGTTGCCCTATTCTCTAAAGATGAAAAGGCATTGAAGTTTCAGGCAGGAACCGGAAACACAGAAATGGAGAAAAGCACAACTGACAGTTGTAATATTATAACAACACTTAAAGAGTCAGATAATATAGAGGTTGTTGGGGCTGGGGGGTTGTTTACAAATGCTGTTCTATTCAAACCTTCTTTCTTGTTTTTTAAATATCCAATTGATTTTAGTACATTTACGGTATTAAGAGACAATTCAATATATTCACTTTCGGTAACGTGTGGCGGTGAATTAAAAAAAGGATTTGTTGAAGAAATAAGGTATAAGGTAAATAAGCAAATTGCAGAGTTTAAACTTGTGGAGTTGTTTTGTGAGCCTGGTGAATTTAATAATGACTTTAATAATGACTTTAACATAGGATCATGCTAAGAACATTTTTTGTATTCAAGGAGGCTGGATGTGATCCTATAGATTGCACATCAGAAAGTTGTTCTTTCCCTAGGTACGAAAGTGCGCTGCCGGCAATACAGAACGATGTTGTAAAGTTTATACTTAGCAAAAATGAATATAACTTTTGGGCGGCAAAACATTTAGAGGTTGTATTAGTAGATTTGTGTGGAGAAAATGAGCAAGAGTTAGTACATACAATTTCGGAAACAGTAGATCAATATTTCATAACAGCAACAATACCTAATATTGTTGGGGCATATAGGTTTGCAATTAAAGCAAACATAAAAATATCGGTTGTTAGCTTCACAAATGAGACAAGCCCTGGTGCGTGTGATGCTATTTTGACAGTTGAAATACAAGATGCACCAGCAGAAGTTTTTGAGTTTAGCGTTGACGGTATAAATTGGGCTATTTCAAGTACATTTACCGATTTGTGTGTTACGGAGGATATTTTAGTTCAAGCTAGAATACAAGGGGACACTTGCCCTGTAGGACAATTGATAGTAGGTTTTAGTGTAGGTGATTGCAGCAGTGTTAATGAACCGTATTTATACGATTTCAAAGACGAATATTTATATGTTTGGAAAAATTGTGAATTGAATGACTTTATATCATGATAGAGAAAGTAATAGTAACTCCTGGAGGGGATAAATTCGACCAGTTTTATGACAAATTCAATGAAACATGTGATACTTTAAAAAGTGGTACCACAAAACAAATGTTTGTGGGAGGAGGTGTTGGTGACGATCCAACGTTTTCATTTCCAGAGGCACCAAATCAATATGAAGCAGGAACTAGAATACAAAAACTAGGGCCGATTGTGATACTTTCTTTTTCTGGTAAAGAAATTGACAATTTAGCTGGAGAAACAATTACGGTAGTGCCACTGGAATACAGGACAACAACAGCAGTAAACTATGCATATTTACTTGGTGCTTACCAAGCTGGAGGAGGAATCCAACAGGGGGAAAAAAATATCGGAGTTTCTTTAAATACACAAACTGGTGAACTAACAGTATATTTGACATCTTTAGGGGGTGTTGATGTGTGTTATGGTAGTATAATTTATTTCTTACATGACTAAGTTGTTATCTATATCGAACCCTATTTGTATCGGCGATCATTGCGATACTATTGTTCTTTCATATACTGATGTAAACAATGTATTTGGATTTAACTATACAACAGGATTTGAGCAACAGGTTAGAATACCGGCAACGCTACAGAATTTCAAACATGAAAGGGCTATAAGTGTATACCGGAAAACGTCAGGGACATTTGTACAACATTCAGTACAGGTAGACAAAAAAGCTATATTGAAAACAGATTGGCTAGATGAAATATTTACGGATGCATTAACAACAGCTGCCGGGCATTCAATATTTAAACTAGATGGTGTTTCATATAGTGGGCATGGAGAAATAACGGAGAACGATAACGAATACGATAACTTAACACAAATAGAACTTGTTGTATTTGAACAGGGTTACAATCAAACGAACTTATCATGTTAGAGATACTGAAGCTATTCAAGAAAGATAAAACCATTTGGCCAAAATCGGAGTTTTACGAAGAATCAAAAGAGATACATAGGCAATTAAAATTTCATTCAACTGGCAAATGGGATGATAAGTACATTGGATTTGATCGACCAGGGGAGCCGGAAGAATGTAAGCAACTAAGGATTGACATTTGGGAAAGCCCAACAAAAGACGCTTGGGCAAAAATATTGAACGTGTGTGGTAGAATACGGCTTGCTGAGGATTGGGCTATAATCTTTCCAGAAAATAATAAGCCTGGATACAAAGAATATAAAGAGTACTGTACAACTTCATATCCTTACGATGATTCATTAGAAAATTATTACTTTACGGTAATATTTCCAAGGAAATTAGATAGCCCTAACGACTTGGTAGTAGTAGAGCCTGTTTCTACAGAAATAAAAAGCAATGAATTTTTCATGCCTTGGGCAAACATCTATGAGACAGAAAAAGTTTTGATTGGTGTTGAAGGTGTATGGTACTTTCTACATGAAGGGACAATACAATTAGAAGACGGTGAAGGGTATGTGTTTAAATATGTAGACAAAAAAGTAATTATAATTTATACTCAAATAGGTAAACGGGATAATTGGTCGTTTGAGGTAAATGAGATTGTTCACAACTTTAATTATGTTCCAGCGTTTAGGCTTGGTGGGGTTCCGAAAAAAACAACTATTAGTGGTAGGTTGTATGAATCTCCTTTAAGTCCTTGTTGTTCGTCATTTAATGAGGCATGTAGAAGGGCTTCGGATGTACAGGTGAACTATATTCGGCACATGAACCCCGATAGATGGGAAATACAAGATACTGATTGTCCTACCTGTGATGGCAAGGGAACTGAGTACAAAGATATAGGAAACAGCAAAAGAAAAGTTGTTTGTAGGTCTTGTAAAGGTAGCGGAATGGCTCCTAGTTCTCCATTTAGAACAAAATATTATCGGGCATCTTCTGGAGATATGGAGAAGATTTCAAACCCAATTCCCCCAATGGGTTATGTTACTAGAGATACAAAGGTTATTGAGTTACAGGAATCGTATGTAGAGAAGAAAATACAAAAGGCATACGGATCAATAAACATGGAATATCTAAGTACAATACCATTGGCCGAATCAGGGATAGCGAAAGGTTATGATAGGCAGGATAGCAACTCATTTATGTATAGATTAATACAGGATGTTGTAGATAACAATCTAATCCCGTTGTATTATTTTACTGCAAAATGGATGTTGTATAAAATGTATCCTGAAAGTGTAATCATGGAAATGATTCCTAAAATAAAAAAGCCAAAAAAACTTGACTTCTTAAACAGTGATTTAATTGCAATGAGGGCGCAACAGGCAACGTCTTCGGGATTTTCACAATTGGTATTACTACCAATGCAACTTACTTATGCAAAGATTGAATTGGGTGAAGACAGTGTAGAATATAAAAGGCTAAAGGCTATCAATACTCATGACCCTTTTGCGGCAAAAACACAAGATGAAAAATTAGCTATTACACAAAACGTAAGGAAGCGTGACATTATTCTTTCTGATAATATATACTCTTTTATAGTAAGGGCAGAAAAAGAAGACGATAAATTTTACGATAAAAATTATTTTGAACAACAAGACGTACTATACAAGTATGTTGAAGAAATAGAGAAAGAATTAGAGGTTAAGGTTCCGGTAGATGTTCAGTCAGTTTGATAAAATAGATGCAACAACAGAAAGGTACATAACCTCTTTGGTAAAGGAGGCTGGCAAAGCTAGTGTTAAGCTTATCGCAAATCTTGCTGAGTTAATTTCATCATTAGAAAAAACAAGCCAGGGGAATATAAAGGCAAGCATAGCTAATCTTAGAACTCTGTCTAACTTTGACAAGTTGTTTAATAAGTCAATGAGCGGATATTATGTAGTAGCAAAAAAATATTTGGGAACATTTTCTGAAAACTCAACTCTTATAAATTCATACTTCAATGAGTTGGATGCTGGATTCTCGGAAAAAGCAATTTATAAAGAGGTGTTGAATCTTTCTATAAGTAATACAAATAATGCGCTCATTAATGCTGGAATAAACCAGTTCTTTAGTGTTCCTGTAAGAAACTCTTTAAACAGAGTAGTAACTGGGGCTCTAAGTACACAAGAAGCTATAAAGTCAATAACAGAAACAATCAAAGGTACGGGTGAAACAGATCGACTGAGTAGGTATGTAAGCCAAGTTGCACAAGATGCGCAAAGTGTTTTTGTAGGAGAATATGTTTCTGTTGTTTCTGAGGATTTAGGTTTAGAGCACTATTTATATAGAGGAACTAAAATAGAAACATCTAGGGATATTTGTATTTTGTGCCAAGGTAAATATATGACCAAAAAGCAAGTAAAAGAGGTTATAAATAGATTTGGCGATTGGTCGGGTAAAATACCAGGGACAAACGAAAGCAATTTTATTATTTACAGAGGCGGGTATAATTGTAGGCACCAAATGCTGCCTGTCTCAAAAACTATATATGATGCAAACAAAGACAAACAGTTAAAATTATGAAAGTATGCAAACAAAGACAAACAGTTAAAATTATGAAAGTAAAAGTTAAGATTACGCATGTTGTTACAATAGGCGACACGGACGAAATGGTTACAACAGAAAAAATTATCACAAAGTCTCTTTGGGATAAGATTTGCAGCAAAGAGAAAAAGCCCGGCATTTGGAAGTCTGCAAAATTTGTGTGTAACATAGAAGAACAGGAACAAGAAGTGGCAAAAAAACCACGAAAGAAAAAAGAGAAAAAAGAAGTTGAACAAGTAAACACAATAGAAAACACAGAAGAACATGAAGATTAACGAGTTTTTAATTAGCCATTTTAAGAGGGCGGGAATTGAGTTAGTATTGCCGGAAGGTGGATTAGATGCTGAATTACAAGATTCAGATATTGAAAAACTAAACGAAGCTATGATAACAATGCGGGAAGCACATGAGCATAGCAAGCTTAAAACTTTCCATGTAGACAGGTATTTGAATGGAATAAACGATAAGTTATTAGAAAGAGCGGATGAGTTAGGGTTAGAAGACGATGTAAAGGATCTTTTCAAAAAAGATAACAAGGTTAAGTTCTTAGATAAGCTAAACAAATTTATTGATACGCTACAATCTAAAAATGCAACAGACTCTATTCGTAAAAAGTATAATGATCTTGTTAGTGAGCTAGAGAATGTAAAAAATACTCACATAGAAAAGTCTCAATATGATTCTTTAGTAGATAAGTACAACAGAGAAAGAGAAGATGCGGCACTAAGTAGCATTGTAGGGAAAATTAATTGGTCTGATACGTATGCCCAAGACTTTAGAACACCTCTTTTTAAAATTGCTTTGGACAAAAAGTTGGCAGAACTCGGAGCTAGAGCAAAATATGATGAAACTAAAAAAGGCTTTGTTTTGTTAGATGGGAAAGAAGATTTACCTTTTTTTGATAAAGGGAATAAAATTATTACATTTGAAGAACTAAGCAATACTGTTGCTCTCGATAATAAATTTATAGCAGTTTCAGACCCTGCCACGCCAAAAACGCAAACAGTACCTCCTACGGTCAAAGAGTTTGCCCCGAATCCTCTTTTTAAAAATATTTTAGAAAATCTAAACAAGAAGTAAAATGGCAGTTACACAAGATAATAATGAGTGTCCAGCAATTTTGACTGGACTAGCAAGCTTAACAGCAAAAACAAATTATAATACCGCAACAGGTATTCTTGGCGGTCTTCTTTCCCCTTCAAACAGGGGTGCAGGTGCTATAGAAGTCAAAGAGCTAGCAAGCAAAAATGGGCACAATAAAAAAGTGCGGGTATCTTTCAGGCGAAGACAAACTCCAGACGATGTTTTGGATACGGTTGATTGCAATGCAGTAGCAGAAACGCCTTGGATTGAAGAAAATGCAAGTGTAGCGTTATTTGCCGGAATGAAGTGGACTTTTAGTTATGACACTATCCGTTTGTTGTGTGAGCAATATAGTGAATGGGTAAGAATAGGACGACCGGCAGACGGCATACAGATAAGAGTAATGGAGGATTTGGCATCTCAAATAGCCCCAGACTTAGATGCTATTCGACAAAAAATTGCAAAGGATGCACACACAGCTTTACTAGGGTATGTAGGTGGATTTGCAAATGGTGATGCCAGCCCAAACACTTATTCCCTTCTAAATACGGCAAACGGCAGTTTGAACTATAAAGGCTTTGCAGCATGGCGACAGGACTTAGATAGGGTTTCTTCTGGACTAAGACCAATTGTTGTAGGAGACAACAATATGTACAAGGCTGTTATGGCAATGGGCTATGGATGCTGCAATGATGCTGGTATTGATTTCGATAAGATGGCTAGAAGCGGAACAAGATTTGACTTCTACCATGATGTTACAGCCGATTACTTAGGGGATTACGGTAATGCAAATGCTTTTGGCATGTGGATACCTGGTAACTTCCAGTTTGTACCAACATTAGAAAACGTAGGTAATTTCGCTGGTAAAATAGATAACGTTACCTATGGTACCATGCCGGATACCTTGTATCCAGGCTTAACGTATGATATGAAACTTATTGAAAGTGGTTGCGACAAAACGTATACGCTTGCAATATCTGTAAAGTATGACTTTTGGGGTATGCCAAACATTTTCAAAGCTGGAGATCGTTTAAATAACGTAACAGGAATATTCACAGGTATAGCAGCGGAGGTATAATATGGGACTATTAGGATGTGGTGATGAACCCGTGTTAGTCTGCAATGATTGCAGCGACAGGTATGCAAATAGAATAATACATGTAGCTTATGTAAAAAGGGGTACGGTTTTACCAACAACTACACCAGGCGCATTTATGACAGCATTGTTGGCAGCGGAAATAGCTGGTAATGCTTATATCGTTAGAAATATTTCTGGTGAATCAAATGGAGGAACTTATAGTGATCGCGAAGGTAGAGGAAAGCAAGATACACAGAATGGCCCGATATCATTTACGGTAACATATAGCGATTCTACACCTGTAACACTAACGAGTTTTTACAATACGATTAAAAATTCAGGGGAGCGGTTCTATGGAGTATATTTTACTACAGAGCTTGCGCACATAGCAAATGAGCGACTAAGAATAAAGCCGATACCGGTTATTAGTCGAGATATTAAAACTTACATTCAAATGAATGTTGAGGTTATGTGGACAAGTAACGATTTGCCGGTTATCGTAAAGGGAATAGATGACTCGTTATTAGAATCGTGTCCAGAATTGTTTACTTTCAGTGCTGCAAACTGGGCGTTACAAGGCGGTTCTGATGGTGTTTTGTTGTCTGGCGAGGTTACCCTGGCTACTACGGAAACACTTGACATATTGTATCCTGTCTCAAACTTGTATTCAGTTCAGTTAACAGATACAAGTGATGCACTTCCAGCAGGAATTAGTATTGAGGCTACAAGTACAGGTATAAGAGTTTACGGTACTGTTTCTATAGTAGGAACAAATACAGTAGAGATATTAGCAAGTACTATAACTGGTGTAGCTTCTGTTGCAACTCTAACTATAATTGTTGTTTAAAATGGGATGCAAAGGATGTAAAGGGGGTGGAGCAACAGTAAAAATTGTTAGGCCAAAACGATGAATTGTTTAACCAACTATGTAGGGCTACGGTATACAGGTAGCCCTACACCACTTTCGGGGATCTACGTAAATGAGCTTCAAGGGATTTCAACAGAGCTTCTAAATAGCGTTGCGGATTGTGAGCAAGTAGACTATTTGGGTATGTGGGAAGATGTGCAGAACAGAGCATATAGGGAACTATGTTCAGATCTTATTTCAGAACTTGGGACAGAAAGTTATTTCGAAGGTGAATTATGGCAGACAAAAAGACCTGTAACTCTAAACTCAGAAGTAGATATAATTCCTGCGGCATCTGAATATAGGGGAACAATAATAAATCTGCCAGAATCTAAATATCTTGGTCTTTATATAAAAGGACTGTTTGTATACAGCACAACAATTGTTTCTACAACATTCAAGGTGTTCGATAAAAGGGACGGTGTAGAGTTGTATAGCAAAGATGTAGATTTAGTTGTAGGAGTAAACATGATTCAAATAGAGGCGTATTTTGGTCAGCGATTTGGTTCAATAGAGGTTTTTGCTGGAATTGACTGCACGGCAGTTAATACATGCAAGACAGACGAAGCAAAATATTACTTTACAGAAAAAGAAGATCATGTTTGTGAATGTGAAAGCCCATCTATAGTCCCTGGTAGTGTTTCTTTATTAGATTCAAAAGTAGATAGTAATATAGAAGAAAAAACAGGAATGGGCGTTTGGGTTGACTGTTCTGTAATTTGTTCTATAGATAGCTTTGTATGTGAAAATAAAAAAATATTATCTGTTGCTTGGTCATATTTATTAGGGGTAGAGATTCTAAAGGAAAAATTGGCAAGCTATAATTTGAATTATTTTGCGGCATCAAATTTAGAGCAAACAAATGTTACAAAGAACGAGCTAAATAACTCTTACAAGAAATTCTTAAAGCAAGCAGCAAAAAGAATAAATAGGTCAGGGGATGTTTATTGTTTTACATGTAATAAATCGGAAGGCTGGAAATCTGTGTATTCATGAGGGTAACGATAGATCTAAAAGGGCTAAATAGGCACGTAGAAAAAATAACAGCTCTAACAGATAAAAATAGAACAACTAGGATTTTAGCGTTCGATTCAGTAGCTCTTATAAGTTCAAGGGTTCAACAGGAAGGGAAAAACTCACAAGGGCAAAGGTTTGGGAATTATTCAAATCAATATTCTAAAACAAGGCAAAAAAAAGGGTTACAAACAGGATATATAGATTTAACATTTACGGGAGAAACAATTAGATACTTTCTTCCTTTCGTTTATAAAAATGATTGGGCAGTAGGGTTTATAACAAAAAGGAGTGCAGATATAGCGGAATTTAATGAGAGAAGATATGGCAGCATTTTCATATTGTCTGCAAACGAAAGAGAAATAATAATAAGTAGTTTCAAAAAAATAATAAGCGAAATATTGAGATGAAAGTACTTAATGAATATATAAAAACAATCGTTATTCCTATAGTAGAAAGTGGAATGGTAAATTGTGTTGTTGATGGAAACGCAGTTGTTGTTCCGGTATTAAGAGGTAATGTAACAAACTATGTAAAGTATGATGACAGCCGTAAACTTTGTAATGGTGTATTTATTAATGACGGTAGCGATATATTTTTCGCTTTTGTTTTACATTCTCAAAACTTTGAAGTAATACAAGATGTAGGGAATAAAAAAAGATATAATGTTTCTGCAAATCTAAAGATGTATGTATTCAGTAAAATATTTAGAGGGGTAAAGGATTATATTTGTTCTAGGTTATCAGAAGTAAAAAACTTAACAATAAACAATGTGTCTGGCCATGCTACGGATTCAATGAGTATATTTACTAACAAAAACATATCTGTACAACACGATTCTTTTATAGTTGATCTAAATATAGATTACAAGTTAGATTCATGTAATGTAAAAACAATAGAGGGGGGCTTGTTGTGTAATGGCTATTAAGACAAGGTCAGATTTAATATACCAGGCTACGGTATATTTCCCTGATAATTTAAACAATGAGATTACGGCACAACGCGTACGTAATCATGAAAAGGATACAATAGATTCTTTTGTGTCAAAAAAAGGAGATACAGGAATAGAGGGTAAAATTTCTTATGCTACTGTAGTCTCTATTTCTGATCAAAAGGATATTGTTCATAAAAAGTATGTAGACGATGCGGATGCATTTGTTCTGTCTGTAGTTTCTTCTAACGATGAACTTGTTTGGCACAAGGCTGGTGATACACTTGCTATAAGAGGTCTTATTGGCAGTTCAAATCCGCTCGGATTTGACTTTTGGCAAAACGCTGATAGTGTTGGAGGGCTTGCTGACAATACTGGTAACTTTTATTTTGGCAGAACAAATGAGATAGCAAATACTAGGGTTTCAGTAAACGGACCAGGATCAACTTCTGCAACATTTTCGCAACAGTGGGGGAACATCAGCGGAACCGTTTATGCGTACGCTCGTGATGACGGTAGGTTCGGAGCAAACAGATATGAAATTGCTGGGATAGATTTTGCAAGATTCAACAATACCCTTGGTAATTTTCTTCTTGGCAATACAACGCTTGCGGACACGGAAGGAACTAACAACTTAGTGTTTGGTCGTGTTCCTTTGGCTGCTATTGGAGCATACACACGATCGTTTATTTGCTCTTTTGGAAACGGGGCGTTTAATGTTTTGCAAACATCTTCTGCAAACACTGGATTTGGCTTTAGGGTTGGGTTTAATACAACAACTGGCAGTAGGAATACCTACATAGGCGATCAGGCGGGGCTAAGTAATGTTACCGGATCGGATCAAATAAGCCTTGGTCGATTGGCTGGGGCAGATTCTGCGGCTACAGGTATAAATCAAATCGTAGCGATAGGAAACAGTAGTGTTGTAAGACAAGCGAACACGTTAGTAGCTGGATCTAATTCACATGTGTTATCTCGGATTGTTTTTGGCAGAGGGGAGTCCTTTACGAATGTTTTTGAGAACACAGTTATTACGGCGCATCTACCATCTAATATTTCTAATCAAAACGCCGGTGGCAGTATACAGATTGCGCCAACGCCGGCTCGTGGAACAGGAATAGCTGGCAATATAGAGCTAATGTATTCGCCTCCCATAGGCTCTGGGACTACATTGCAGTCGTATGTTTCTGCTATGCTTGTACAAGGATCAACAGGTAATGTAGGATTATGGGGTAGTAGTTTTGGCAGCGGTAGCAAGGTTATGTTTATTGCAAACGCAACAACAGATAGCAGTACTTCTCCTGTTGGTGGGGCTATCTTACAAGCAAAGGCGGGTGCGTTTTTTGCAAGAACAACAAGTAACGATTTTGTGTGTTTTGCCGGGAAATTAGTAACTACACCTACTTCATACAATCACAATATTGGAGAAACAACAATAATATTCAATGGTGGCGTTGGGCAAACAATTACTCCATCCTCATCGTTTGGTAAAAATAGCTTTTTGTTCGTTATTAATGCCGGGGCAAATCCAGTTTCAGTAACTGGATTTGGTAACTTGGCAAGTGGTAAGACCATGATTCTACACGATGACGGTACAACAATAAGACAAATAAATTTGTAACTAAAATAAATTAAATATGATACAGAATAATTTAGAGGTAAGTTTGTTATTAAAGATTGAGTATACACAATCTATCTACCTTACTGACGGGTCGATATGGATATACAACGATCCTGTGTTGAATTTCGAGGTAATCGAAGGGGTACAGTACATAACAAGTGAACTAGGGTTTGTCATGACACAAGCCCCAACAGAGTAAGTAAATGCCCCGGTAAAACGGGGCTAATTTTATGGAAGAAGAAAAAAAGAAAGAGATAAAATTAGACTTCACAAGTCAGGATATTAATTTAATATTAAAAGCACTTGGAAAGTTGCCGGCAGAGGAAAGTTATAATTTAATTACAAAAATTCTTAGTGCAAATGAAACAGATAATAATTAGTATGCTTCCTAAGCCTCTACAGACATACGCGGAGGCTGCGTTTGGTGATTTACATTTTAACTTAAAGTGTACGTTAGAATTTATTCTAATAAATTCAGGATCTATAGCGTTTTCAGGTGCTGCAAAATTAGTTATGTTAGATATATCGTTTACATATTATTTTAACGAAATATTTCATAGTGCAATGACTATAATTACGGGTATAGTCTTAGCAGCGGTTGTGTATTTTGGTAACAAAGTGTATTTCCCATATTTGGTTGGAAGGTATAAAGATAAAAATCCAAAATATAAGCTCTATGATAATAAAGAGAAAGAATAACGAGATACAG